TCTCCACATCTTACACCATACTCATTAAGATATTCGTTCCTTGCGTGTGCAGGTTTTACAAATAATGCTAATAGAGTCATCAATATAATCAATAATCCTGTAAAGTAATAATTCATCTTGGCACTCTCCATTATTCATAAATCCTTATCTGTTTAAATCTTTAATATCATAAGAGTGTTCTCTTACTTGATCTGCTAAATTTCTATATAAATTTTCTGCCATCTGCCAAGTTGATTCAGCAGAGGTTAATCTTGTATTCATATCTGTTAATTCTTTTTGTGCTACTTTTAATTCGCTTTCTAATTTTATAATTGTAACTTTACTTTCATTAATAGTTGTTGTTAAATTTAAAACATACTTAACAGAAGTAAATCCCCCAACTACTATTGAAGCAACTACTGGAATAAATATAAAATTTTTTTTTAAAAGGTCTGCAAAGTTCATTATAAAGCCTCACTACAAGCAAAAGATATTCCATAAGTACTTACTTTATCAGTATCCCAATTAAGTTCGTTATTATCTAATCTCATTAATGTTGTTGTATTTGAATAAATTACTGTTGTATTATCATTAATAGCTTCTATTCCTGTTCTTAAAGATGGCTCAACATAAACAGTTGCTTCGCCACTTCCATTTGCACTTACATTAGCACTTACCATATAAAGATAACTATTGATTTGAATATAATCTCCTGCTAAAAAAACATTTGCTCTACTTGCAGTAAAGCCATCTAAATTAATTGCATTACCAGTTTGTGCCGCACCATTAACTAAAACTGTTCCTGTTGCTGTTCCTTGAATAGTTTTTCTATCTTGATCGCCTATTTTAAAAGTTCCTCTACGACCTCTTAATGACATAAGAAAAGCTAACCATACTGCGGCTTTTTCTTTTTTCATAGGTGGCAAAGTAAATGTTGCTTTCCATTGTGCACCCTCATGTTCAAAAATTTGTTCTTGATTAGTAAATGGAGATTCAGTAACAGCTACTACTCTTTCCATTCCCCAGTTTTGAGTTGTGACTCCTGTAACAGTTGGAAGTGTTAAAGGATAACTTGGTGTGTATGATGCCATAATTAACTACCGAATGCCTTACTAAATTTTCCGCCTCGTTGCTTTGCGTCAGCAACAGCTTGGACTGTTGATTGTTGTATTGCTGGTAGCATATTCATAACTTCTGCTCTCACAGTATTAGTTACACCAACAGCAAAGTTTAAATTTTGTGTGATAGATACTCCTCCTCCACCACCACCTACCATTTGTTTTGTGTCTGCATTATTTTTAATTGAACCTGCACTGCTTGGAACAAATAACTCTGGACCTCTTTCTCCAACTAAAGTTGGTTGTCCTTGTTGTGCTGTTCCTCCACCTGCTTGTCCTGGAAGTGTTGTAGGACTTGGAACTTTAGGTGCAAATATTCCTGTTATAGCATTCTTAACAAATTTATTTACTTGATCTAAAATTAATGTTTGAATAATAGTTTTTTGAATACTTATAATTAATTCCCTTAAAATATTTTTAAAGTCTAATGCACCTGCTTTACCTCGTAAAAAAGCATCAACAAGAGTATCTCCTACTTTAGAAACTTCATTAGCTACGCCAGTTGCTACTTGTTCTACTTTTGCAAGTTCATCTCTAAATTCAACCATTACTTCTGCTTGTTGTTCAAAATGACCTGTTTGAACTTCCATAATTCTGTTAATTTCCGCCATAGCTTCTTTGCTAGTTCCTAATTTACCAATTAACATATCTCTTAATTTAATTTGTTCTTCTAAAATAAATCTTTGTTTATCTCCTGATGTAGTGGCTAATCGCATTTCGTCCATCATTGATCTATTTCTTTTATCTGTATGTTTTTTGGTTTCTAGTTGTGCTTTATTGACTAATGTTTGTTCTTTACCAATTAATTCAATTTTTTTCTCAATATCTTTTTGTTCATCTTTTAAAAGTTTTATTCTTAATTGTAATTCTGCTCTTTCATGTTTTTCTTGTCCAGAATCAAAAAATTTCTTTTTCTTTTGCAAAGCATCGTCATAGGCTTTTTCTAAAATTTTTAAAGCATCTTCATTATTTTTAAATAATTCATTAAGTTCACTAGCACTATCTGGTAATTCTGTAATTTGTAATACTTGATTTCCTAATGCTACTGATAATCTATTTATAGAGTTAGTTAAAAAATCTACTATTCTTTTACCTGATGCACTTCTTTCAAAAAATAAAGTTAAATTTTCTTTTAGTGTATCATAAGCACCAGCTAATCCACCTGCCGCACCCTCTCCTGCACCACCAACTTGTTGTTTCAAAGTTTTTATAATTATGGCTTGTGCTTCCATTTGACGACCAGTCATAGCAAGAACTTTAATTTGTTCTTTTTGTTGTTCAGTAAAAGATACACCTACTCTACGCAAAGCAGATAAACCAATTTCAGGTTCTTCTAATGCTTTACCTAATTGAAGTGCCGCAGTTTTCATGCTACCAAAACCGACTGCCGCCAAGTCTTGAGTAAGTTTTAAAGTTTCTTCAAAAGTTTCTCCAGTAATAGATTTAAAAGTTAATAAAACTCCTGCCGCATCTCTTGCTCCTTGAACACTAGCTAAAGTACCTTTACCGATAGCTTCTGCCATTACTTCAATATCTCTACCTACAAGACCTGCCGCATTACCTGTTGCTTTTAAAAGAGCATTTAATTTACCTTGCTGTACTTCTAAATTAGATATTGCTTTAACTGTTTTTGTTACTGCTAAACCTATTCCAACCATTCCTGCAGTAAAGACTAACATCAAAGGATTAACTCTACCAATAATTGCACCTATCGCAGATATTCTTCCAGCTACTGGACCTAAAGGACCCTGTACTGCCGCAATAGAACCTGCTGTGTTTTGAAAAATAGAAGATAATTTTTTAGTACCTTTACCAGTTTTGGTACTTGCCTTATCAACCTTTTTCATGCTTTGAGTTGCTTTGTCTATATTAGACTTAAACTTCTGTGCATTTGCTATAAGTTCTACTCTGATAGTTGCTAAATTTGATGCCATAATATTAATCTGGGTATTGCCTCATTAAATCTTCCATTTCATTTCTAGTTAATGGATTATTATTTTTATTGTTTTTGCCATTCTTTAAATGATAACCATTCAAAGCTGACATAAATTCTGTTATTGATAAATCCCAAAATACTTTTGGGGAGAATCTTAATACACCAAGACCTATTTCTAGGTATTGCTGGATTGGGTATTTTGTTGCTCGTTCTCCCCCTGTACTAAAGGGGAATCTTCTTCTGCTTTATCGCCTGTAAATATAGTTGTTAATATTTGAGCACATAATACTGCTACTTTCATTAAACCAGTTTTAATTACCATATCGCCAACTGATGATTGAGTAAATTTACCCCCAGCACCAGTTAATGCTTCGTGCATAACAATTACTACATCTTTCATAGAATAATTATTAAGACCTAAACTATTTGTTATATCTAAAATTGATTTACCAGTTCTGCTTTCTATATTAACTATACTATCAAAGGTAAGTCGGAAAGTTCTTTCTTTATCTCCCAACTTACCTGTGATTTCGCCTTTATACTGATTTGCCATCGGTGTCCTTTTCTATTAATTGTTCAGTTAATGTTTTTTCTTTTGGTTCAGATTTTTTTAGTTTTTTCAAAGTCTTATTTGATCTAACTATATCACTCGTATCTTTATCTTCGCAAGTAATTTCTGCTCTGTTTTCATAAACTTGAACCTTTTGAACAATTAATTCAGTAACACCAATAGTGATATGATCATAAGGTTTAACAGGAATATCTTTTCTTGTTTCGACAGTAACTACACCCTTTCTCGTAACCTTGTAGAAACCATTATAGGACTCGCCTTGAAATTTTATTTCTATCACTTTAAACCCATCTGTATGTTCCATATCATTTTCCTTATTAGTTATTAAGCATTCGTATAAGTCATTGTACCATTTGATTCAAGAGATACTGAAAAAGTTTCTTCTCCATTATATTCTCCTGCTCTTTCATAAGATGTAATTATAAAAGCACCCTTTACATTTGAACCATCTCCAAATACTAAATCGTAATTTAATGAGTCACCAGTGAATGCCGCACCTCTTAAATTGTTTTCTCCACTAGAGTCTGTAAATACTCCACTTGCAGATATAGACATACTTCTAATACCCATGTTTGATCCTAATGCTCTACCAATATCATTTCCTGATTGTCCATCAAATGTTGCTGAATCTTTTGCTGTTATATCTACTGTTTCTCCATTAATAGACATTGATGTACTTCTAAGTCCACCAATAACTATTGCTGTTCCACTGCTATTTTCTTTTAGTAAAAATGCTGAACCTTTTTGTGCCGCCATGTTGTTTCTCCTTGTTTATTTTTTATTAATTATTTTTTAATTTGTCAATACAAAAACTCTAAATCTTTGTACTCCATGTGTTGTTAAGCCATCATTTTCTTTTATTATATCAGAGAACTCAAATCTCATATTATTAAATGCACCTGATACTGATAAACTTGATTCGTGTAATACGTCATAGACTAATGACATAATTTCTTTTATTTCCTTACTACCTCTATATCTTGAGAAAGTATGAACAATAAGGGTAAAATCACTCCCTTTTTTGTCTTTGGTTCCATCATCTACCATAGTTTGATCGCCAACTTTGACGTATGGGAATGCTGTTCCCTCTGGAACAAAATCGTAAATATTGTTTCCTCCTAACTTTGTAGTAAGAGGATTACTTGCTAATAAAGCATTATATACTGCTGTTTGTAAAGTAACTGAAAAATCTGTCATTTTGTATATTCCTCAATTTTATTTTTAACTCTTTTAAATACTGCATTTATAATTGGTTTTTTACTTTTTTCAAAAGCTGGCAACATAAATGGTCTTGGTTCCATTTTACTTGTACCATATTCTAAAAAAGCTGAATAGTCTGCATTACTTTCTACATTTGTAATGTTTTTACTTTTTTGTTTAACAATTATTTTACTAACTAAATTACCAGTATCACTTGCTGGTGCTTGTCCTGGAGCAGATGCTCTATGTGATCTTCTAGGATTATATTTTTCATAAACTATTCCTGACTTTGCACCTGATTGAATACTTTTAATTGCTTCGCCTCTTATAAATTGTCCACCACCTTTTACTATTTCTTGAAAAGGTATTTCCATATCTTTTTCTAATTTGTTTAATTGAGATAAAACTTTTTTTATATTTTTAACACTAAATTTAATATCCATTAGTTTGCCACATCTTCAATAGCTTCTAAAGTAATATAATTATTATTATCATTCATATCATTAATCTTAATTATATTAAAAGTTCTTGTACCGAATAATATTCTCATCTTTGTATTAATAGCATTTTTAGTACCATTATGTCTTATAAGAAACTCGTATGTATGTGGATTTTCTATTTGTCGCCCTGTCTTATCAGTAAATATTTCTTTACCACCTTTTGGTGTCATCTTTGCATAAGCAGTAACATAAGTACTTCTAGCAGTAGTATAACCACCCATATTATCTGTACTTAAATCAGCATTTTGTAAAGTAATTAAATTTTTAGTTTTACCTACTCTTGATACTGACATATTATATTCCTAAAAGGTTATTTAATCTTT